CAACTCGTCACCCCCGTGTCATCGTTGTTTGTCAGCGAAACCGTCGTCGCAGAGCTGTACTCAAGCGGTGTCGGATTTCCGTCTAATCTGATCGATGCTATTGCCATCTTTTCTAAGTCCTTGGAAGGTAATTAGGTACGGATGTAAACTGTGATCCGACCTTCTGGTTGGAACTCCGGTTCCTTCCTGCGATAGTTCCACTGAAGCTTTGGACGTTCAAGCATGTGACTCTCGACGACAAATTCGTCTCCTAGGAATACAACACGAGCAGGGATCAATCTACGTATCATATCTACGAAACTTCGATCGAAGAATTCCAGTAAATCTGAGAAAACTCTGAAGTTCACATGCCCTTCAAGTCTCTTGAAGTAGTTTGTTCTGAGGATATCAAGATCTGGATAGGAGTCTCGGTATCTATTTGCTGGAGCTCCGATGATCTCATTGAAGCTATCGAGATTGGCCAAGATCTGAGAGATGTCTTCATTCAAGGCATCTGTGAGATTGAATTCAAGGGCGACAAGTGGATCGTCTCTGAAAGCTTCTTCTGGAGAGACGGACGTTGCATCAATGGCTCGGATCTTCTCCTCATTCCACCCGTATTCTGGAGAAGCAATGTAGTTGAATGAGTTCAGAAATTTCTGGTAGGGGCTGGCATCAGGAGTGAACCCCATTCCCGAACCAGATACTCCGTGTCCGGAGAAGTCAAAGATTGAGTTGTACAGTTCTCCACCAGCCGATGACGATCTTTGTTCGTTCAATCTCCAGTGAAGGTTCAACTCTGTCAAACCATTGATTTCTTCAGTACCAAAGCTTTGGAAGTTAAGAGCATGATCTCTCATCTCTACATCGCTGACAGGTTCTTCCCAGACACGTGCTTCCTGTACCCACATCTCACTTGGAAGAGAGCCTGTCGTTCCGAGCCAGAATACGTTTGACGTTGTTCCAGATAGAAGCGGAGTGAAAAGACTTGCCGTCTTATGAAAGACGATCTCGTCTCTATCAAGAAGTTGGACGTCGATCTCCAGTGACGACGAGAGATGGTCTCTATTGACGACCACATTGTACCACCGGTTGTCAAAAATGGGGAGGCCAGACAGGACCAGCGCCCCATCAGACCCAGTGTAGATGAGACTGCCCGTCCTACTTGACACAGCATCCTTGGTGAAGTACAGTTGTTGGATCATTGACCCATCAGAAGAACTGTTCATCGACCAGATGGAGCCGGTCATAATACTTCCCGTCAAACCTGAACTTGTTTCTGTCGGAAATCTTACACGAGTTTCTATACCTCTGACTTTCGAATCGAAGATCTTTGATGAAACGAATGCTACACTCTGAGTAGAACCAGAACCAAATGTCAAAGCTGGTGAGCTCTTTTCAGATGCTACACGATATGTGGTGATCCCGGCATTCGGCTTCAGACCATATTCCTTGAGTCTGATGAAGCTCTTGTTGACACCGTAGATTCTTAGTAGAGATTCTACGCTCTCTCGTGTACCTTTCGTCTTGTAAAGGTGCATCAAGTTGATAAGCGTTCTCTTCCAGAATTCGTTCTTGATCTCGTACAACTTGACATCGATCGCCTTATTCGCAGCGGTGTTAGCGAGGACCTGCTTGCCCAGGAGATATTGGACGACGTCTGAATCAAGGAAGTTTCCGGTGAACTCCCATCCAAAGAACCTTGCGACGTCCTGAAGGAGAGCATCGGGAGCTTGATTGAATTTACCATAGTTTGTACTTGTCACCTTGGTGAACTGATCGATTGAGACCTTGATCTGGTCGAAGTACCGTCCCAAAACATAGACAAAGTTCATAAGAACATTCGTGTTCTTGAACTCTTCTAGCAAGAAGAATTGCTCAGGAAGAAGTTTGTTGATGATGTTGTCGTTGAACCGATCGTAGATCGTACCAGAAAGTTGCTGCTCAGAAATATGGTTTTGAACCTCTGGTGCATTCAGAGTCAGGATCAAATCATCATCGTCAAACGGCATCAATGATCCTGTCGATCGAAATTCTGTAAAGTAATTCTGAATCACTCCATGAAGCTTATGACCTGAGTAATCGAACGCAATGATATTCTCGTTGGTCGCCGTGATGTTTGAACCAGACTCGTTGAATCTCCACAGACCAAACAGGTCATCTTGCGCAGAGATCCTTGCGTTGAAACTGGAACTGATATCCTGGAGAGAACGAGCTCTCTTCCAGAATCTCACGTCATCGAGAGATCCTGAGAATGGCCTAATGACTTTTGTTCCAACGGATCCAGATCCAATGAGAAGCCTTGATGAACCTGCATCAATTCCATTGATAAGTGAACTTGAGAAATTTGTAACAAGAACTGGGAACTCTGTCGTTGATCCAGAAAACGCGCTCATGATCGGAGCTTCTGAACTTCTATTGAATGTAAAGCAGAAGTATCGAACATCTCCTGGAATTGATTTCACAGAAATCTGTTCGACTGTTGATCCAGACGAGCATTTGAAATACAGGTTGGAACCTGAGTAGTATACAGAGACTCCAGATTCAGTTAGTGATCCCGATGCCTTCTGTAGGACGACCATCACATCATCGGAGCCTGTCAATGTAGGAGGATTGAGAGCCCAAAATTCTATAGAGAATGAACCTGTGCTTGGATTCAGAAGAGAAGTCTGCGTTACACCATTTTCCTTACCAACATCATCAACCGATACAAATGCAAATCCAGAAGGTGGATAGAATTTCAGGTGTCCCTTTTTCGTTCTCGGCCAAACACCAGAGACATACCTTTGATAATCATCAAGCGAGTTATGAAAGTGTTGTTTGTCTTCGTCTGTCCCATCATAGGGATATTCATTGAGAAGCTTCTCACCAGTGATATTGAAGTAATCAAGCGCAGAATTGAAGAAAACAAAGTTCGTGAAGTCAGAGTAATCTACCTTTGGTCTGACAACCTCAAATTCCTGTATCTTCCTGAGCATCGCATCTGAATCGATGATTTGCCCGATGGAATCTAGATTTTGAGTTGGACCTGCAACGAGCTCGCTTGGAGCCCGAAGCTTGTCGTCGAAAAGAGAGAAAAGTTTATTTGCCATCGTCAGAACAGAATCTCAGATATTCTTCAATCAGATCCTCATACATCTTCTCAAACTTCTTAACCCTCTTGTTCGAAAGAGGGTCAGAGCTTTTCTCGGCAACGTTCGTAAACTTCAGAATCTTCGCGAGTTCATCCTCATACTCCGCCTTGGACGAAAATCGGAATTCCTTCTCTTCCATTTCACACCACCCTGAATTTGAGACCAGCATCAGCTAAGTATTGTCTCTGGCCGTCTATGTCGAAGAGGAAAGAGAGTCTGTACACGTTACCCGGACTCAGCGAGCTCATGTAGAAGCTCATGTAATTTCCCTTCTGATCATACGACAGTCTCGTATATTCCAGCGTGCCTGTGCTGAAGGGCACCACGACCTCGTCGGTGCGATCGTTGGTGATCCTATAGTATGCCTTGGTTATAATCGTTCCATTGGCATCGAGTGAAGCTGTGAGCACTCGAGCTGGATTGTAATCATGCGGACGGACGAACAGATTCAATCTGACATGTTCATCATCTTCATACGAATCTCGAAGGTTGACAACGTTTACAAAATATCGCTTTGGAGAGATATCTGTTACATTCAGGTTGTCACCGATGCCGAATGTACCGGTCATGAGACCGACTCCAGGATTTGCTGGATCAAACCAGATGTCATGGAAGAGAGAGCCGGAGTAGCTTGCCGACGAAATGACGAGCGAAGCGCTATAGACTCCTGGTTGTCCAACGTGAGATCCGGAGACTACCGCGATCGTTCCAGAAGCGTCGACAATCCTCACGGAAACAGATCCTGTTCCAATGCTTGGAATATCGAAGAGGTACCCACGAACGACATGACGAAGATATAGTGTTCCACTTACGTCAAAGAAGAAGTTGTTCCTGTCATCTTTCACCGAGTCATCCCAACGAGCTTCTAGATAAGGACGCTTGTCTTTGAAGAACGTGTTTCGACCATGGAACATCTTGATGTAGTAGTCTTGGCTATCTGCTTCCTGAGATGAAGAAAGCTTTACAAGAAAACCGTTGTTCGGAGATCCATTAAGCCAAGCGGTAACGATATCGGTTACGTCGACCTCAAGATTTTCATGACCGTCATCAAAGTGAGAAACCGAGATAGAACCACTACCGACAGCTCCCAAAGAAGACCAAAACACATTTGACTTGGCCTTCACCCAATTCGCGACGCCCTTGTCTGAAAAATTGTCTACATCCCTTCCCTTTCCTTCATCCCAACCCTGAGACAGCGCTTGAACTTCCACATCGAAACTTGAGGGAAGGGTGTGATCATGCTGGGCGTCTGTCAACTTGAGAAAGTAGCTGATACCAGACGAAGGAAGGTCTGGGATATTGGAGAGACCGGAAAGATCAAACTGTGTTAGAATCCTTGCGATACTAGCTGTTGAAGGAACACCAATCGAACCTGAGCGAGGAGCTTTCTTGTAGAGATGCAGAATCTCCGAAGCTCCAAAGTTTGAACCAGATCGCTGAATGCCATTCACCTGAATATCGGAGATGAACGTATCCTTCTGAGCAAAGATTCTGTATATCATCTTACTTGGACTCCCCGTTGATGTCCTTGTTCGGGTACTTGATCTGGAAGATCTTCCCTTCAGGGCAGTACAGGATTCCGTTCTGCGTCCACGCCTGAGTGTCAAATCTCACGGACCTTCCAGTGTTGTCTTCGTAGACAAGACCGTCCATCTGACCGAATGCACTCTTGATACTGAGGCTGTATACTGAGATGACCCCAATCACGTTTTGCAGGAGAGATGAAAGATCAGACATGACTATCGGCTGTCCGATCGCCATGTTGTCAACACTCAAATGGTCCTTAAGGACGCTCAGACATTTTGCCAGCACCTCTGTCCTATTGTATTTCGGCGAAACTACAACACCGAAATCAATCTTCAGGTTGATGATGTCTGTGCGGAGGATGTTCACACCGTCGGTCAACATCCTGTAAGGGGCCAGGTAACGCTTGAGATTGTTGATCAGGGTCTCTGTGGCTTGTGCGAGGTTACCATTCTCATCTTTTGATAGAACGTGAATGTCAAGAGCGAGAGCGTTGATGGCATCTCTATGAACCATCGCCTTCTCGACCTTACCGAACTTTGCCGGCATCGAAAACACTCGAGCGATATAGTCTTCCCTAGTCACCGCTCTATTTTGAGCTGCAAAGAATGCTGGACTGTTTGCCTTGATCTCTGAGATAGTTTCCTCAGGAGCTCCGCCTTCCGTCTTTTTAACGTTTAGACATTCAATCGAGCCTTCCACATCAGATCGCTTTCCTGGATTGAGACCTGTTACTGTGAAGTCCAAAAGAGCTTCGCTCACCGACTTGATCGATCCTGGCGGGACATTCGTTTGAGATCCTCCGCCGACGCGATAGTCAACACTAAGCGTTGTGTTATACGGACTCAAACCTAACGTACTTGTTTTCAGAAAGTTCTGCGGATCTAGAGAGAATGTTGTGAAGTTTGATCTGCCAGAGATAGGAAGTGCAAAGTCTGCAACGTTTGGAATGAGTTCATCATCAAAATTTGTTCCATCTCCTGATCCAAAGATGAGTGACGTTTTATTGGAAATCGGATCTCGATCTATAACAAAGCGACGCGGTACAGCTCTCAGCTTCAAAACATATGGAACAACATTGCTATCTGCATCTGTATTGACAGACGCATCAAAGATGACTTCCTGAGGAAGATAATCAACCTGGTACCAGTCATTCCCATCTGAATCTTTTACAGAGAGAACTTCGACAACGTCCTCCTGAGAGAGAATGACTGTTTTGAATTGTTCAAAGTTTCCAATCTGGAAGGAATCATTTACAGTTTGAGCTGCAATTACTTCAACATCTTTTCGGAGAGCAAAATGAGTTGGGAGACCTGTGGTAGCATCGTATTGTGATCCCGTCACCATTCTATATTTTGATGTGTTCTCTGTTGGGGCACTCGCGCTGAAGAAAACATCATTAAGTGATTCGAATACGACTCCATTCGGACCTTGAAATTTTGAGCTTGTTCTTAGAATTGGAGAGAATGCCTCATCTGGAACTCTGGCACCATTCACAGTTGTCGCTGGAACTTCACAGAAAACAGAAACGATTCCTCTAGCAGCACGCTTACCAGAGGGGCGATATCCCAACCCTTTGGCGAATGACGTAACGTTATCAATCTGCCTTGCAGACTCTTGCTTCATTTCTTCGAACTGCATGTCTTGGTAGTGAGACAGAACGTCACCGATGTAGGCCGTTAGTTCTAGAAGAGCCATGCCAGGTGATGTTTCGTTGAAGTCTTGAAAAACTCCGGAGTGATGTGCCTTGGTGAACTCCATCAGATCACGCTTACTGCTCTGGAAGTCTCTACCGAGGTATTTGATCGCCCGTTCTTTGAAGTTTATTGACACGTCGTCATCTCCATCACTGTGACACTAGAACTTCTAAACGACTTGAAAGATCTGGTTTTGAAGTCAGACCAAATTCTATGTTCACCTTTACCGTGTTCTCTAGAATACTTGAATCATCTTGAGTAAGAGCAATGTTCAAATTCTGAATCGTCACAAATGGCAACCAAGTTTCTACCTGATCTACGATCCTATCTGCCATTCTAGACTTAAGTTCATCTGAATTGATCGTTTCAAAGAGAAACTCCTTGAAATTACAACCCAAAGAATAGTGGCACACCCTCTCACCCCAGTTTGTCAGGAGGAGAGATTTTAGATCTTCCCTAACGGCGTCTATGTCTTTATCGGTAGTTTCGAAGTAGCCGATAGAGCCGGTAGTTTTAGAAAATGGAAGGGTGAAACCTAGTGGCATGGATCGTCCTCTCGGATAAGTAGGACTACCTCTTAGATTCTACCCAATCAAGATATCGGAGCTTTTGCAACAACAACTGGAGGAGTAGAAGTAGTTGTTGTAAGAGCAGTAACCTGCTTCGTGTGAGTATCTAGAACCGTCGCCAGAAGTGTACAGAAAGCAGGAATCAGATTCGGAACTGTCACTTCAGCTGTCCCTGCTGGCTTTCCTAGGAGAGCTCTGACATCACTTTTCAAACCGGAGATCCCGCTCGAACTAGCTGGATTCTTGGGGATAAAGCCCGACCCCGCGAATGAGACGGCGTCCCAGTAGCTTTTTACTCCATCTTCCCATCCGTCAAAGTAGTCGGCTCCCTTTAAAGCCGACGCGACCTTTGACCCATCTCCTCCAGAAGCTGCCATACCACTACACAAAGCTGCGGAAGCGTATGAGTGGTAGGCTTTCCCCAGGTCATCTGCAAGGTCTGAAGTGATCTTTGGACTCTTTACATCTCCAGAAGTCACCGCCAACTGCTTTGTGAAAGCAGCCGCGAGAGCCGTCGCAAGTGTCGGCATGACAAGTGGCATCAGCCCTTAACCTTAGAATCCCATGCGGTTTTCTTAGACGAGAGGACTCCGTCTGGTGTGGCGGTGGCAGGACCCACCAATGCAGGAGTCGTGGGACCGACGGCCGACATGTGGTTATGTTTCTCCATCATATCAATCATCGCTTTGAATAAATCGTTCCAGGGTTCCTCACATCCACCAGATAGGTGAAATTTCTTAGAATGCAGCTCAACATCTCCATCGGCATCTGGCTTCATCGTCAAAATAGCCTTTCCAATCGTAACGACGGCCTTCTTATCGTCCATCACAATCGTATGTGATCCCATGGTGATTGTGATCTTTTTATCTTCGATGACAAGTGTCGCAGGACCATCCTTGAATCTAAACTTGATCTTGGCAGCATCCATGAACAAATAGTGTTTGTCATCATCAGCTGCACAGATTTTTATGTCTTTGCGGCCGACGATTCTGATTAGGTCAGATTTAAGAATAGCGCCAGGCTTTTCGTTCTGAGCCTGCTCGACACCCGCCAGTCCTAGATTATCATCCACCTTGGATTTCCTAGTCAGGTACAAATACGAATCATCCTTGGCCAGGTCTGGGTCCTCGGCGGCCCTTCCTGCTATGATGTGAACAGTACCTGTGCCAGCACCTTTGTTGGCAGCGTCAATATGTCCAAGGCCGTCATCGATAGTTGCCGGACCTTTCTTTGCCCGGTCAGTTCCAAAAATTGCTATTGTATTGTTGGAACCCCAAACAACGTAATCGCCATAGCGTCTGGTAAACTTCGGAACTTTTTCTATGACGATATCAGAAGACATTATAATCTCATGTGAAGAGAGAACTCAATTTGTTTCCCGAGGACGTCTCTGCTGCATCTTCATCCTTATCAAATTTCTTTTCTTCTGTTGAAGAAACTGCAGCCGAGTCTGGAAATTTGTTGGCGAGGTTTGCAGAATTTGCGGGTTTGAAAAATTTGGAACCTTGAGCATAGTTCGCACCAACGTGACCTGGAATTTTTGAAACCCATAAACCGTGCATTCTATGTGAATCTTCAAACACTACATACACGTGCTCGCCAGGTTTGATAGGAACTGAGATATTCTCTGGAAAGAAGGGCCAGAATACGCGAAGATTATCGTCTGTAGAAAACTTGTCGTCTCCGTCGGAGATGATTCTTGCCTTGATACTGTTGGGAGGATTCTCTGGTCCCACTCTGGCGGGAACGTCAAACTTCTTCCCGTCAACATTGTGGGAGACTTTCCCTTGTGCAGAAGGATTCTCTAGCTTCCCTCCGACAACATCCACTCCAATCACGAGCGCTCTATGAAGAAAAGGAATTAGTTCGTCTCTCTCAAGATACATACCTTGAGCACCCTTCCTAAGAATTTCCTGGAAGAGTTGCTCTGGTCTGCGAAACTTATCTCTCGAGAATCCGCTATTGGACATGTTAGTTTGTCTGATCCGTTGTTCCGGACATCTCGATCTCGTCAAAGATCGAATCAGCATCGGTTACTTTCTTGACGTCTGTTGGAGCTTCTGTTTTGACACTAACCTTGGTAAGCTCAACAAGTTGAGCGTTCATCTTGGTCAGAACATCAGAAAGCTTTGCAACATTCTCCGCGACGGTGATCATTGCCATCCCCTCTACCATTACTTCGGGTTGAGATGTCAGTTTGATCAACTCGTCGCGGACCTTTTCTACGGTCTTGCGATCACTACGAGCATTCTTCAATATCTCTTCGAAGAGATCCTCTGTCCTCTTTTCCATCGCTTAGACCCCCGTTACTATCGTAATCATCTTTCCATTCGTCGTACAGGGCCTTGATCTTCTTGAGATTCACAACCACCTGCTTCGTGTTCAAGCTTGTCAATTCTCTCAGATAGAGGTACACGGCCTTCTTGTTATAGATAGGCACGAGATCTGGATTTCTCATGATGAAGATGACAGCTTCTAAAACTTGGGTCTCTGTCTTCTTCGTCAGACGATCCCTCCAGGAGTCCATTGCATCATAAAACATGAGCCATCGTTCACGATCTTCCACCTGAGCTTCGTACGGAGCGATTGAAAAGTTTGGATCGCTTGAGACAGATTCGTGGTCAAGATCGACATGCAGTTCACTTTCGATCCTATTCTTCTTGCTTCGTTCCTTGCTCTTCTGAATGAACCAATTCTTGGCTACAACGTTGAAGTATGAAAATCCCTTGGTACCTTTCGTGGGATCGAACTTTGGAATCATCTCATAGAGATTCGAAAGTCCTTCTCGTTTGAGTGTCTCAACGTCGTCAAGTTTGTAAAACCCATAGACGAAGATGAGATTCTCTACAAGCTTCTCAAAGGCAGGCCTGATTCGCTTGTCAAAAATCTCGTGCTTCTCCTTCTGATCATTGGTACTGAGAAATTCTTCAAGGGCGATGTCTGTCTGCTTATTGAAATATTGTGCCACTGTATCTCCTTACTTCGTGACTGGAGGATTCGGGATGACAACCTCAGGTCGCAATTTCTTGTTGGTTGTTTCTTCCATCCGTCTGACGAATTCATCAAGACGTTTTGAGATCGTGAGCATGTTCTGATTTGCTGTTCTGACCTCTTGAGAGTCATCAAACAACGGAGTGGCAAGAAGCTTATCAAAGAAAGCTACATTCAGATCAATGTCTCTTGCCAACATTTCAAAAAGTTCGTCGAACTGGAGAAGTCGTCGGCTAAATCTGACGACTACGAATAACAAGGTCACATTTGCCAGCAAGGAAAGAGAAAGCAGAAGACCTGTAAGAACGTTCATTTTTTGTACCCATCCTTTGCCCAACATGATCCTTTGAGGACAAAGGTCGTAGGAACGATAACTGTCTCCATCTTTGCTCCACATTCAACATCTGGGCATTGAGGTTCTGCCTTCTCGGAGATCTTCTGGATAAGCTCGATCTGTTTCCCACATGAGGGACATTTGTAAACGTACGTCGGCATGTCAGGCCACTCGACCCTTGCGTTCCTTGTACTCACGTGAAAGGCAAACGCGACGAGGGCTCATATCGTCAACCTGAGTTGGTTGCTCAAGTTCGATATCTCTAAGCATATCTGAGATATCTCTATTTTCAACAAGTCCAGTTCTCACAATTTCTACAATCTCCAACAACACGTCTTCGCCGAGTTTCATATTGCCTCCATTAAAGCCATTGTATACAAAGGGGTCGCGAGATGACAATCATTTTGACACCACACTTGTTCCGAATTTCTGCACTACATTTCTAGCACATTCGTTGGCAAATTTTACCGCCATACGAACATCACTGTTCTTAAGAAGAGAAAATGTCATAGCTGCAGTATGTGTGTCACCACACCCTGTTACATCCTTTGCCTGAACTGAAATGCTTGGAAAGTTTTCCGAATGCACGACGTACTTCAGGTTTACAACTCCCTCTTGCGCTACCTCCTGACCTTTCTCAGCCTGGCGGAGTTCTGCGCCCTTGGCACCTTTGGTAACAACAACGTGCTCGAACAAACCTTCGACATACGGATATGCAGAACACAAACCCTGTGAACTATATTCCATCTCGTTCACTTTCAAGATATCCATACCT